TTATCTAATATAATCAAGCACTTATAATAGATAATCGGATTATATATGCTGCTTACATATTGGCATCTGGCATCTGGTCTGGCATCTGGTCTGGCATCTGGTCTGGCATCTGGTCTGGCATCTGGTGTCTGGTGCTGGTCTAACAGTTTTAAGGGCATCTGGCTGGTTTTTCTGGGGCTGGTGATACCTACCCATCAAGCAGTCGTAAAAAAACCCCTAGAGGGCATCTAGGGGTTAGTTGTGGGGCTGGTTATCTAAAGTCTGAATACCAGTGTAAGCAGAGCCACAGTGCAGATCACGACTAGGGTAATAATCATGCTAAGACCCCATAAGCCATCATTGCACCCAGTACCGCACCCAGTAAGCATGCGCACAGTAAATCAAAATAAGTCGGTTGCATTATGTTATCTCCCCATCAAATTTGTAATCTATATCCATATCACCCATACCCCAGTCAATGTGGTCTGAATATATAAATTCCTCGACAATCTCGTTTGCCTCATAGCGATCTTTTGCCTCGATCTCCTTGTAAATCGTTGTCTTTTCAATTAACCAATATCCATATTTAGGCATTTTTATATTCCCTCGTATTTATAAAGTTCACAGTTAATAATCGTCCTGTAAGACTGCATAGCCAGCATGTCACTGAATGTCCCCAGTGACATGCCGTAGGTCTTACTGGGGGCTGAATACCAGTCGATCACATATAGTCTTGAGAGCATGATTAAACCTCGCTATATGAGTTATATGGCTTTAGGGCAAAGTCCACTCTGGCACACTTGTGGTCTGTTATGCCCTCAATAAACCATTCTTCATTGATCTCCCCAGACATCAGCATTTCTGCCAAGTCCAGAAAAGCATTGACCCCAAAGACATCCACAAAGGCATCCAGTTTGCGAGTGCTGATCTTACTGGCATCTTCGAAACCCATTATTAGTAGATCGTCCAGAGTGTTCTCCAGATCGTAGTAGTCTGGATAGTAGTACTCTCTGGAGTTGTACACACTGCCAGAGCCTACGCCGTACCCAGTGCTATACGCCACTGGCAGTCTGGTGTCTGGCACTTCTTTGGATTGCTTGATTGCTTGTGATTGTGCCTTTTTGCTTTTCTTTGCTGGTGTCTTACTGGCACTTAGACTGGCAGTCCATGCGTAGGTGTTGGAGAGCCACAAGCCAGCCCAATACACTCCAGAGGTCTGGTTCACGACTGCTTGTCTGCCGTTATTATCCATCAGCACAAACTTATTGCTTGAGCCAATATGCGTACCAATAATGGCCGCAAATTCTGGAGTGAACGCATAGTCTGGATTACCAGCCAGCATAGGTCTTAGATAGTCCCTAATGTAGTGCCATGTATCCGACTTGCTGGTGTCTGCCTTATTGCCAGTGGACAAAATGCCATTGTGCATGAGCCAGAGTTCAATACCATGCTCTTGCTGGTTCAGCACTTCATACGGATGACAGTTGGTCAAGTCCGTATCTCCATGCGTACGCATGCGGAGATGGAACGCACAATTTTTGCCAGCAATGTGATTTTGATAAAACTGGACAAAATCGTCTGCCGATACTGGCAGGATTTTCTCGACAATCAATGCGCCATCTTTGGCATACATAACGCCTACGCCGTCTGAGTTGTAGTCGTAAAAATCTGCCAGCCAGTCACGGGATAGTGCTGGAGAGTTTTGGTTTTGGGTAATGAGTAAACACATATTTTTTAAGTCCTTTTCGTGAGTTGATTTTTATACTTCTACTGCTAATGATGGTTTTACAGTCTGGCGTAAGTTGTCTGCCAGCGCATATCCCTTTTCTTTTAAATACACTCTTAAAAAACGAGTGTCCTTCCTATGCTCTGGCATGCAGATAAACTCCAGAAACTTTGCCGTTGTCAATTCACTGGCACTGGCACTGGCAGTAAAGTGCCAGCATGCAAAACTAAACTCTAGACATGCGATCATTGTTTCGTACTTGAGTGTCCCCTTGAATAAGCGAAACTCAATCGTCCGATCATTTTTAAAATTCAGTGCTTCGTATCGGTCTGCATTTAAACGCCGTATCTGCTCGTCCTTGTCCTTGCTAGAGTGAACGCTATCCCTTAGCCAGTGCTTATCTTCTTTTTTGTTTTTGATCTTGCTATATGACGCATCAGACCTACGAGCAATGGCTTTGACCAAACCGATATTGTCAGGATCATTGATAAAAAGCACCATCTTTGCCGCATGCAATGTAGTCATACTGGACTTGCATACATGGACATGCAGTCCGCATGTGCTGGTATCGTGACTGGTAAGACCTGCCGTCCTGTTTTTAAAATACTGGAGTTGTGCCTTATGGACATCCAGACCAGTGTAGGCAGTCACCATCTCGAAACCATTGTCCAGACTGCCGTCCTCCTCCATCAGACAATATGTGTGCCTTATGCCGTCCTCGTCCTTGTAATCAGACATGCCATCTAGCAGGACTTTGGCTCTGGTGTCCTTGTCGTAATCGTCTGATACTTCGATCTCCAACTCCAGACCTAGTAAGACCCTCGGAGAGCGCATGTCATAACTGGACGGTATATGACCCAGATTGCGCTTGCTGGAGTGATAACTGCCAATGTACTCATACTCTGGCTCATCCTCCTCCTCCTGCTCTTGATCCTCCTCGTAGTCTTGATTAGTGATGTAGGTGTCCCGACTGTCTGAGTAGGTGTAATTCTCATCTATGCAGTTGTCGCATACCCTGTAATCCCCATCATAAGTCGGTCTGCCATCATCCCACTGAAAATAGTCTGAGCAGTCCTCGCAACAGAAAAACGAGTATCCAGTAAACCTTCTCTCCAGCATTGCTGATATGTCTGAGTGAAAACTAATCCGTGTCCCAAACTGGTTAAGGGCTTCCAAAGCACTTCCCCAGTCATCTTCCGCAATGGCTTGCGCTAAGTCTTTGCCTACTGTCTGATACATGCGCTGAGTTTCCAGAATTGAAAAGCCAGACATATTGCGAAAACGATTGCGCTGGAGTGACTGCCAGTCCTTTCCCAGTTGCTTTTCAATAATGCTTCGTCCAGTGTTAAGCAAATTACTTTTCACTTCTGAGAGAGTGTAGTAGTTGGTATTGCTGAGCATATGCTCTCGTAATTCACGCCATCTCTGCATTAGGTTTCGAGCCATTTTAAGTCCCTTACTTTAGTTGATTGAATGAGATTGCTCTCATGGTTTTGCACTGCTCTCGTGATTGTAATCAAATTGTCCATCATGTGTAAACAATTCTTTTGCAGTTCTGGGGGCTTCATGTCCTGGACATGTTGTGGACAGTTTGAGTGGTGTTGTGGACTGATTGTGGATAGTGTTGTGGACTATGGGTATTTGGCTTGAGAGCCATAGCCAGTCTGCTTGTGGACAATGTGGATAGTTTTGAAAGACCTATTCTATGGATTTGTATATTTGTATAGGACTTCGGCGGCAATGTTATAAGCCAGCGATTTATTTGACCCGTCCAAATTGTCCATGTTGTCCACACTTTGCCAGAGCGCCGCCAGCACTTTGCCAAAATGTTTCCCAGTTGTGGACAATGTGGACAATATAAAAACCATTAGTCCACAATACCCACAATAGATAATCCGACATAATGATTATCTGGATTATGTAGATAATGACTTAATAATAAAAGCCTAAGTTAATATAATATAATCCCTGATAATGTTGTGTGTCTGCTCTTGCTTGTGGACAGCCCAGATTGCCCACATCTGCCAGCCCACTGGCTCACGCTATGAGCCACTAGGGTTTACCCTAAGTGCTTAAAGTTTAGGCAGCCCCCCCCAGGGCCGGGGGTGATGGTCATGTGTCGGTGTAGGTTCCGCGAACAATTTTTTTTCTTTTATGGAATCAGCCCACCCCCCCATTTTTAAAATTTATTTTTTGCAAAAACTTTGATACACTCACGCGTATGTTCCAAAGCTTCCACTACGAACCTCGCAAGCTCGAAGCCACAGAAGCCCGGCTCGAAGCCATCATGAAAGCCGCCAAGCTCGGCCTAAAGGGTGACTCGTTGGCGTTAGCCGCAGGGATGACGCCTACCGAATACAGGCAACTGATCTTGTTTGACCCAATCGCTGAATACGCAGAACTCAAAGGGAGAGCAGATGGAGAGCGTGAAATGTCTGAAGTCTTGCATCTTGCTGCAAAAGAAGGTGACGCCAAAGCCGCCCTCGCCGTCTTGCAACACCAGCACGGGTGGGTTGCCAAGCAACAGCTTTCAATCGACGTTGAACAACGAATATCTATCACGGCAGCGCTTGAATCAGCGCAATCAAGAGTTATCAACGCTCTGGAAAGCCAACCCGCCCAAACTGTAGACTTTAAAGAACTACCCACCAAACAGGAACAAAAAGCAGCCTAATGCAGACTACCCGCTATTCCGCGCAAGATGAACAAGAACTCATGGCGCGGCTGTGGGCGCCAACCATTAAGGACAATCCCCTAGCGTTTGTGATGTTTGCCTTCCCGTGGGGGCAAGCAGGCACACCGCTTGAACACTTCGCTGGCCCACGCAAGTGGCAGCGCCAGGTACTAACGGACATCGCCGAACACATCAAAAAGAACGACGGTAAATTAAACTTTGACGTACTGCGCCTAGCGATTGCGTCAGGTCGCGGTATTGGCAAGTCGGCGTTAGTCAGTTGGCTAGTGCTGTGGATGATGACCACCCGCATCGGATCGACCGTGATTGTGTCGGCCAACAGCGAATCACAGCTCAGAAGTGTCACATGGGCCGAGATTACCAAGTGGTCGTCTATGTCCATCAACACCCACTGGTGGGAGATCAGTGCAACCCGCGTCATGCCTGCCAAATGGCTGACTGAGCTAGTCGAGCGCGACCTCAAGAAAGGCACCCGCTACTGGAACTTAGAGGGGCGCCTGTGGTCGGCTGAGAATCCTGATGCCTTCGCTGGTGTGCATAACTACGACGGGGTAATGGTCGTGTTTGACGAGGCGTCAGGTATTGACGACTCCATCTGGGCGGTGACAAGCGGGTTCTTTACGGAGAATACGCCGCACCGCTTTTGGTGTTGCTTTAGCAACCCACGGCGTAATACGGGTTATTTCTACGAAGCGATCGAGGGTAGCAAGCGTGACTTTTGGCAGTCTAGGCAGGTAGACGCTCGGGATGTTGAAGGCACGGACAAGAACGTCTACAACCAGATCATTGAAGAATACGGCGCGGATTCGTACCAAGCGCACGTCGAGGTCTACGGTTCGTTCCCTTCAGAAGGGGACGATCAGTTCATTCCGTCAACCTTGGTGGACGAAGCCATGAAGCGAAGCAAGCATCAGGATGACTCCGCGCCCATCGTCATCGGCGTAGATCCTGCAAGATTCGGCTCAGACAGTACAGTTATTGCCGTGCGGCAGGGGCGGGACATTGTGGAGATCCGCAGGTTCAAGGGCGACGACACCATGACTGTAGTCGGCCACGTAATTGAAGCAATCGAACAGTACCAGCCAGCGGTGGTTGCCATCGACGAAGGTGGCCTAGGCGCTGGGGTAGTCGATCGGCTCAAGGAGCAGCGGTACAAGATCAGGGGCGTAAACTTCGCAAACAAGAGTAAAAACCCCATGATGTACGGCAACCTGCGGGCGCAGATTTGGGGGATTATGAAGGATTGGCTCAAGACGGCAAGCATCCCGAATGAGAAAATGCTCAAGACCGACCTGATCTCGCCTATGATGAAACCCGACAGTAAAGGCGCAATCTACTTGGAAGGCAAGAAAGAGATGAAAGCGCGGGGGTTGGCCTCGCCTGACTCGGCTGACGCCATCGCGCTGACGTTTGCGTTTCCCGTAGCGCATCGCGAATATGTTGACAAGCGTCCTAATCGGTCTTATTCTCAGCATGGAATCGTAAACTCTTGGATGGGCGCGTAAATGGCTACGAAAAAATCACATGACAAACCCATTCCCCGTACAACTACGGGCAAGAGTCGCAACTACAAATCAACTGCTGAAGGTGCAGGCATGACCGCAGCAGGTCGAAAGGCCTACAATGCAAAGAATAATGCAAATCTTAAAGCGCCTGCTCCAAATCCTAAGACTAAAGCGGACGCCGAACGTAAAAAATCTTTCTGTGCAAGAATGTCAGGAGTTGTCAAAAACGCCAAAGGCGACGCCCCGCGTGCGAAAGCCGCCCTCAAAAGCTGGAACTGTTAAAAGGAAAACTACTGTGGCTACTAAACCTGGATTGTATGCAAATATTCATGCTAAACAAAAGCGCATTGCGGCTGGTAGTGGTGAGAGGATGCGTAAAGTTGGCGCTAAGGGCGCGCCTACTGCGAAGGATTTTAAAGAATCAGCTAAAACGGCTAAACCCGCAAAAGCTGCTGCTAAGAAAGCGAAGTAATCATGCCCCTTAAAAAATCGACAAGCAAAGAAGCCTTCCGTTCTAACGTTAAGGCTGAGGTCAAGGCAGGCAAACCCGTCAAACAGGCTGTGGCAATCGCTTATGCGACCAAACGCGCTGCGGCTAAACCCATGAAACGTGCAAGTGGACGTGGTAGATAATGCCGACAATCAATCAAGACCCAACAGGCATTAACAAAGCGGGGCAAGTGTCTGCGCGGGGTGGCCCACAGGGTGATCCAGCCGACCACCGCGATACATTAGATGAAATGCGTTCACGCTATACGATGGCGATTGCTGCGTTTAGCGACAGCCGTGAGGACGAGCTAGACGATTTGCGCTTTATGGCAGGTTCGCCAGACAACCAATGGCAATGGCCTGCGGACGTATTGGCTACCCGTGGTGCAGTGCAAGGTCAAACGATCAACGCGCGCCCATGCCTGACAATCAACAAGCTGCCGCAGCACGTCCGTCAAGTCACGAACGAACAACGTCAGAACCGCCCATCGGGTAAGGTCATCCCTGCGGACGACAAGGCCGATGTAGAAGTAGCGGCCATTTATGACGGCATGGTGCGCCACATTGAGTACATGAGCGACGCCGATGTAGCCTACGACACCGCCTGCGAGAACCAGGTCACCTACGGTGAAGGTTACATTCGCATCCTAACAGAGTACTGCGACGAGGATAGCTTCGATCAAGACCTCCGCATTGGACGGGTACGCAACAGCTTTAGCGTGTACATGGATCCGATGTCCCAAGACCCTACAGGCGCAGACGCCGAGTGGTGCTTCATTACGCAAGACATCACCAAAGCGGAGTACGAACGGGATTACCCCGACGCCGCGCCCCTGAGTTCCATATTGGCAAGCGGTGTAGGCGATCAGTACCTGAGCCAGTGGCTCACCGAGGACACCCTGCGTATTGCAGAGTATTTCTATTACAAGCATGAGGAAGCAACGCTCAACTTGTACCCAGGCAATCAATCGTTCTTTGACGGATCGCCTGAAGATAAAAACATGAAAGAGATGGGCTTAAAACCCATCAAATCACGCCGCGTAGACCGCAAAAAAGTCATGTGGATGAAAACCAATGGCTTTGAGTCCTTAGAAGAACGCGAGTGGGCGGGCAAGTGGATTCCTGTCGTGCGCGTGATCGGTAACGAATTTGAAGTAGAAGGTCAGATTTACATATCTGGCTTGGTACGTAACGCTAAAGATGCACAGCGGATGTACAACTACTGGACTAGCCAAGAGGCTGAGATGCTTGCCCTTGCGCCAAAAGCACCGTTTATCGGCTATGGCGGTCAGTTTGAAGGTTACGAAATGCAGTGGAAAACAGCCAATACGACCAACTGGCCGTATTTGGAAGTAAACCCCGACGTGACGGATGGCATGGGCGCTGTATTGCCTCTGCCCCAGCGCGCCGCGCCCCCGCTGCCCCAAACTGGCCTGATTCAAGCCAAGATGGGCGCGTCCGATGACATCAAGTCCACCACTGGACAGTACGACTCGAGCTTAGGAGCCACAAGCAACGAACGCTCAGGTCGCGCTATTCTGGCACGGGAAAAGCAAGGTGATACAGGTACGTATCACTACGTAGACAACCTTGCCCGTGCAATTCGCCACATCACACGTCAGTTAGTTGACATGATCCCTAAGATTTACGACACCGAGCGCATTGCTCGTATCGTTGGCTTAGACGGCGAAGTCGATATGGTTAAGATTAACCCGCAACAACCTAATCCAGTTAACGAAATCCGCGACGTTAACACCGGCATTTTGATTGAGAAGATTTATAACCCTGGCGTTGGTCGTTACGATGTCGTAGTCACCACAGGCCCAAGCTACATGACCAAGCGTCAAGAAGCAATGGACGCCATGAGCCAGATTTTGCAAGGCAACCCACAGTTGTGGTCGGTTGCAGGCGATTTGTTTGTTAAAAACATGGATTGGCCTGGCGCAGAAGAACTGGCTGCACGTTTGGCTAAGACGATTGACCCTAAATTGCTAGAAGATGGCGATAAAGACCCTGCTTTGCAAGCTGCTGAACAACAAATGCAAGCAATGGGCGCCGAATTAGACCAAATGGCTCAAATGATGCAGAATTTCCAAAAATCCGTTGAAGTTCAGGACTTGGAACGCAAGAATTTTGAGGCTGAAATCAAGGCGTATCAGGCTGAAACACAGCGTATTAGCGCCGTTTCAGCAGGTATGACTGCCGAGCAGATCCAAGACATCGTGATGGGTACGATCGCCGCTGCTTTAGATACTGGCGATCTTGTTGGTCAAGAATTGCAACGTGAGCCAATAGAAATACCGCCCGAAGCGCTTGCGCCGATGCAACCTGAGATGGCTTCTGAGATGATGCCCCCAGAACAAATGCCACCTGAAGGGATGATGCCACAATGAGTTGCGAAAAATTTATAGGAATGTTGTTTTTAGCACGGGATGTGACCCATTCGGTGCATTTAAACACCCGTAGCTATTCCAAACACAAGGCGCTACAGAAGTTTTACGAGAACATTATCGACCGCGCTGATACTTTTGCCGAAGCCTATCAAGGCCGTCATGGTTTAATTGGCCCAATTGCGTTAATGTCCGCTAAAAAGACTGAAAACGTGGTGGCTTTTTTAGAAGATCAACTTGCCGAATTAGAAGCGATGCGTTACGATGTCTGTGACAAGACAGACTCGCCGCTTCAGAATTTAATTGATGGGATTATTGAGTTATACCTGTCAACTTTGTACAAATTGAAGTTTTTGGCATAAGGAGCCATTATGGATTTTTTAAACCCCCTAGCAGACGCAAATTACCCTGCTGATTCCGACAATACTAGCGGTACAGCGGTTAGTTTAGGCCCTTGGCCTCCTGGCCCACAAGGTGTCATGGTGTGGTGTACGGAAGATGCGTATATTGCCGTTGGTCAAGGTGCAACAGCAACAAGTGCTAGTACCCCAATCCCAGCCTACACCCCAATTCCGTTTGTTGTAGCCAATACCATTACGGGTCAATGGCGTGTTAGTGCCTTGCAAGTTAGCATGGCAGGTGTTGTTTACGCTAAACCGATCAATTTCAGATGAGTTTTGGAATTAACGGCCGAGTTGGACTAGCTTTAGGGCTAGGTAGTCTGCTTTCGTATGCTTCAGGCTACCGCCGTGATGCATCGCTTAGTAATCTTGAAACCGAATCTGGCGCAAACCTCGTCCAAGAGGACGGCGGGTTTATTTTAGTTTAAGGATACGTAATGCCAACAGTTACCCTTTCAATATTTGCTGGCGTAGGCGCGCAACTGTTTGACGACGCTGGAAACGTATTAACTGGCGGTAAAATTTATACATATGAAGCGGGTACTTCTACGCCGCTTGCTTCGTACACATCTAGCGATGGCAACACAGCGCACTCAAACCCCATTATTTTAAACGCGGCGGGTAGAGTACCTACAGGCGAAATTTGGCTTGACTATGAATATTTATATAAATTTGTAGTAACTACAGCTAACGACGTTTTAATAGCTACGTACGACAATGTTGGCGGTAGCTTTAATGCGTCGCCTATTATTGCTAACTTTATAGGCACAGGATCGCAAACAAACTTTAGCTTATTGTCAAATCCCGCTAGTGAAAATAGCACGCAGGTGTACATTAACGGCGTATATCAACAAAAAAATAGCTATTCTGTTGCAGGGTCTGTTGTTATTTTTTCAGAGGCTCCGCCATTTACATCAACAATCGAAGTTAATTATGTTTAAAGGACTCCATCATGGCTGACGTTAAAATATCGGCATTACCCGCATCAACTACTCCATTAACAGGTACCGAAGTATTGCCATTAGTGCAAAGCGGCGTTACTAAAAAAGTTGCGGTTTCTAACTTAACTGGCACAACCGTATCTAACGCGGGTGAAGTTGGCGTCGGCGGTAATACAGAAGGTGTAGTTGCTGGCGTAACGGTCATTAGCAAGTTTTGTGTCAAAAACGAAGGCTCTAGCCCCGTGGCTGGGTTTGTACACGTAAATGACACCACGGCAGGTTCTGGGTCTGGCACGTTTGCTTGCCGTTCAAGAGGCACGCTTGCAACTCCAACCATAGTGCAAAACAACGACAGCTTGTGGAATATGTATATAGCTGGAAATGACGGCACTGATTTAGCGCTTGCTGCACAAATTGCGGTAGAAGTTGATGGCACTCCTGGTTCAAACGATATGCCTGGGCGTATTGTGTTTTTGACTACACCAGACGGCAGTCAGGCTCCTGTTGAGGCTATGCGGATTAACAACGCTCAAAAAGTTACGTTTGTTCAAGCGCCTGTTTTATCTGCGTTAACTGCTTCAACTGCTTTGGCTTTAGATGCAAGCAAGAACGTGGTTAGCGTTACAAATACTGGTACTGGAGACAATGTTTTAGCAACAGCTCCAACATTAGTTGGAGATGTTACGTTATCTACAGGCAATTTAGTTGTAAGCAATGGCAAGGGTATTGATTTTTCAGCCACGCCAGGCACAGGTACAAGCGAACTCCTTGCAGATTATGAAGAAGGCACTTGGACACCAACGCAAGGGGCAGGATTAACTGTTGTCGGCACTTTTACATCCAACGGAACTTACACAAAAGTTGGGCGACTTGTTACTATAAGAGGTGTCCTTCAAGGGTCAACATCTGTTGCTTGTTCTGCTGGCGGCGCTCTTGTTGCTGGTGGATTGCCTTTTACTGTAGCATCAGGAACTGTGGGCGGTGGTACTGCCGCAAATGGTAATTTAAGTGGGGGCAGCGTTTTATATGTTCTTACTAGCCCTATATATGCCATTACAGCAATAAGTGCTGCAGGAGCAATTACATTTTTTGCATCTTATTACGTATAAGGAATCCCTATGTCTTTAACCAAAGTAACCTACTCAATGATTGTTGGTGCGTACACCAACGTTAAAGACTTTGGTGCAACTGGCGATGGCACAACTAATGACACGGTAGCTATTCAAGCGGCAATTGATAGCCTTACTGCTACTGGCGGTGTTCTTTATTTTCCTTTTGGCACATATAAAATTGCACGAACTGTTGGTGCAAATGACCATTGGGGGTTAAAAGTAACGGGTAGCAATATTACAATTATCGGCGACGGTGCTTCGTTGTCTAGGTTTAATACAGACATTAGCACTTATGCTTTGGCTTATCCATTGTTATTTATCGGAACGCCTGATAATAACGCAGCCGCAGCAACACAAAATGTAAAAGTAACAGGAATTACTTTTGTTGGAAATAACGTTCAGCACAATATTTCGGGTAGTTCACCCAATGATTTTCGTTGCGCTATTTACATGAAAAACACTAAAAACACAGTTGTGCAAGATTGTGTTTTTACCAATATTGATAGTTCGGTAGTTTTTTACCAACAACCTGTATCGTTTGATTACACAAATTCTGTTTATTACAACACAACTAAAAATTACAATAGCAGAATTACTAACTGTCAGTTTTTGGCGGTATCCCATTCGACATTTGGTCGCGCTTTAGTTCATGCAATTGAAGCGGCGGGTATTGATTATTTAAGCATTGAAAACAACTATTTTGAGTGGTGCGATGATTGTTTTTCTGCTGAAACAACATATAACATTGCTTCTGACGTTGAAACCGATACATATACACCTAGCGTTTCAGGTTGGACTTTAGGTGCTGTAAAACGTAGTGGTAGAGGACATACCATTGTTGGCAACACAATGTTTAATTCATCAGAGCATTGTGTTTACGCATCCTCAATGGATGTTGTAGTTTCAGGAAATAATTGTCGTATTGAAGACCCTGCTATTTGTCTTGGCGACGTTAAAATTAACGCAAAATATGCAGCTGTTACTGGAAATACGATTGTTGCTAGAATAATTTGTATTCAAGTTAGCGAACCAGCCTTTGACGTGGCTGTTACTGGCAATACATTGACCCCAATTTTAGAAGGCGAAGGCGGGGCTGTTGCAATTCAATCAGTTAATTTAGTGTCTTATATTGCAAATCGGATTGATTATTTGACATATATCCCTATGCAAAACATTACTATTTCGGCAAATACGATTGATTTTCCCCCTAGCCCCGCTTCTAGTAACTTAAACGCCGTTGGAGTCCGTTTGTATTCAAGTGATGTTACCAACATAAATTTTCCAAACGGCACATTGTTAAGCACAACCATATCTAATAACGTAATAAATAACCATACAATAGGCATTTATTTAGTCGGGTCTTTAGTCAATATCAAGTATGTCAATGTAATTGGAAACACATTTTATGGTAAGTCTTATGCTGGATCATTTGGCCCAAGCGCAGTTATGAACACATACGCAACAATAGCCGTAAGTGCTGGTGATACAGAAGTAATGGCGTCAATTAACTTTACTAGCAATATTGTGACTATTACTAGATATCTAGTAGCCACAGACACAGGGGGAGGTACTTCGGTGTTTGGGCCAAATCAAATTCAAACAAATGAATTGCGTTATGTTCAAAATTATGGCTCTACTGATATGCGCTCGCCTACTAACGATTTAACTCAATTTTCTAACAATAATGGGTATTTTTTCCTTGATCGTACTGGCTGGCTTGGTGATTCATCGCTAAATAACGCTCTTGGTGATTTAACAAGCACCGCTAATTCATTTAGGTTATATCGTATCCAATATGACGGTACAAACGTAAAGTTTTTCACTAATGATACTGGTACAGCTATTACATTAGGCTAAATAACCGTACCAGTTCGGATAACTGGATTCTTGATTTTAATTGGAGATTAAAATGGCTTTAGAGAAAAAAGTAATAGTAGACTTAATTGAAACTCTTGAAAACGGCTGCGTACAAGTACGCGCTAAGACTAGCATTTTGGAAGACGGCAAAGAGATCAGCAGTAAATTTCATCGTCACGTAATCGTGCCTGGCGCAGACTACAGCAAAGAAGACGCTAAAGTACAGGCAATTTGCAAAGCAGTTCAAACGACTGATGTTGTAGCAGCTTACAAAGCAACACTTGACGCGCCTGCCGTTTAAGAATATATTTTGTATCAATCGTACTGGTGCGATACACCAGGGTTTCTAAGGAAACATCGAAATGGACGAAAGTCAAGAAGTAGTACCAGCGGAAGTATCCGCGCCAGAACAGGTGGCAACGGCTGCACCTGAAACTGAAGAATTAGCGCCGGAAGCAGTAGAACCAGCAGCAGAAGCACCTAAAACCTTCTCCCAAGAAGAACTAGATGCCGCTATTGGTAAACGACTTGCTAGAGAGCAACGTAAGTGGGAAAGAGAACAGGCCGCTAGAGCCGCTGAAAAGCAGCTTAAAGCCCCAGCCGAAATCCCGCCGATTGAGCAGTTTGCTTCACCTGACGAGTACGCCGAAGTTTTGGCTGAAAAGAAGGCAGAAGAATTGCTTGCTAGGCGTGAACAAGCTAGGATGCAGTCTGAGATCATTGAGTCCTACCACGACAGGGAAGAAGATGCGCGGAACAAGTACGACGATTTTGAACAAGTCGCCTACAACCCCAAGCTCCCAATCACTGACGCAATGGCTCAAACGATCCAATCTTCCGATATTGGCCCCGATATGGCTTATTACCTAGGGTCTAATCCGAAAGAAGCGGAACGTATTTCTCGTTTAGCGCCACTCCAGCAGGCCAAAGAATTAGGAAAGATTGAGGCTAAATTAGCTGATAATCCTTCTGTAAAAAAGACTTCGAGCGCTCCAGCACCGATTGCTCCTGTCACGGCAAGATCCTCTGGATCTTCTAGCTACGATACAACTGATCCTCGTTCTGTAAAGAACATGAGTACATCAGAGTGGATCGAAGCGGAACGCCTAAGACAGATCAAGAAGTGGGAAGCGCAGAGAAACCGCTAACTATTTTTATTAGGACTTAATTATGTCAAATTCGATCTTAACCATCGACATGATTACCCGGAAAGCTCTTGAGATTCTCGAGAACAACCTGGTACTCACACGTAACGTAAACCGCGCGTACGATGACAGCTTTGCTGTTGAAGGCGCAAAAATCGGTTCCACACTCCGTATTCGTCTACCAGACCGCGCTTTGGTAACTGACGGCGCCGCCCTGCAAGTTCAGGACGACAACGAGCAGTTCACCACGCTGACTGTATCGAATCAAAAGCACATTGGTGTTAACTTCACCACCGCTGAGATGACCATGCAGTTAGATGACTTCGCAGAGCGTGTTCTAAAGCCACGTATTAGCCAGTTGGCATCGTCAATCGACGCTGACGTAGCGAACAGCTTTAGAAACATTTACCAATCCGTTGGTACTCCAGGCGTTACCCCAGCGACTTCTGCTGTTTTGTTGGCTGCTCAACAAAAGCTGAACGAAGCTGCTGCCGTAATGTCCCCACGCTATGCAACTGTTAACCCAGCCGCTAACGCTGGCTTAGTAGAAGGCATGAAAGGTCTTTTCAACCCAACCGATACTATTTCACGCCAGTTCAAGAATGGCATGATGGGTATGGGTGTATTGGGCTTTGACGAGATCAACATGAGCCAATCTATCAAGCAGTTCACAACTGGTACTCGTAACGCAACTGGCACAACTGGCGCTGCTGTTACTGCTCAAGGTTCTAACACCATCGTATTAGCTGGTGTTGGTAACGCATTGACCATCAAGGCTGGTGACGTATTTACCGTAGCTGGCGTATTTGCAGTTAACCCACAAACCCGCGAGTCCACTGGTTCACTCCAGCAGTTCGTAGTGGTAGCTGACGTAACATCGTCTGCTGGTGGCGCTGCAACTGTAACTGTTAGCCCAGCAATGTACACTTCTGCCCACGCGCTTGCAACGATTGATTCGTTCCCAGCTAGTGGTGCAGTAACTACATTTGTTGGCGCAGCAAACAGCCAGTACCCACAGAACTTGATTTATCACAAAGATGCGATCACTTTTGCGACCGCTGACTTGTTGATGCCTCAAGGTGTAGACATGGCTTCCCGTCAAGTGCATAACGGTATTTCGATGCGTATTGTTCGCCAATACGACATCAATAACGACCGTTTACCATGCCGTATTGACGTGTTGTATGGCTACTCCGTGATTCGTCCACAAATGGGCGTTCGCTTGTGGGGTTAAACCTAATTGCTCCCGCGCAAGCGGGGGCTTTTCAACTTATTTTGTAAAGGAATTATTATGGCTCTCCCAAATGGTGCAGGTGGCTATCAACTAGGCGATGGTAATCTTAATGAAGTCGTCCTTGGATATAGTGCAACACCCCCTACGTTAACTGGCGTTACTTCTGTAACTTTAACCGCAGACCAACTTGAATCTGGCATTATTGTTGCTAATCCTGGCACAACCGCTACCGATTACGTTTTACCAATCGTTGTAACGGCGGGTGGTGTGGAAGGTGTAAACGACGTTATTTCTAGCGCTAAAGTTGGCAGCACTTTCGGACTAACTATTGTCAATATTGGTACTACAACTGGTGATGTAACCATTGTTGCTGGTACTGGTTGGACTCTTGTTGGCGCCGTAGTTGTTAATAACGAAACTTCAGCCCAGTTTATCGCTCGTAAAACCAGCGACACAACTTGGACTTTGTATCGTTCGGCTTAATGTAATATCCCGCCCTTCGGGGCGGGTTAACTTTTTTTGGAACTGATAAAGGAGTTTAAAAATGGCAAATAATAAACCGATTGGCGTAGCGTACGCTGATCCTTTGCTTGATTCTGTGCAAGTTGGTACTTCTAACGCGCCGATTGAAATCAATACTTCAGGCGTACTAAATGGTGCTTATGCAACAACCTCGGCCACTTCAGGCGACACTCGTCTTAACTTTAGCCGTTTAACCTTTACCTCTACAGGTTCAGGCGAAACTGCTCGTATTTTGACCCGTGTAACTGGTGCTAACGGTGCTACAGCCGGAACTATTAACGGCGCTCACATTACTTGTGCAATTAATACTGGCGGCACAATTAGCGGTGCAGCTAACGCTTTACGTGCAACAATTGGTGGCTCGTCTACTAATCCAGGCGGTACGCTTGCTGCGTTGCAATTGGATTCTGATATTGCGTCTGGCGGTACTTGGTCTAACGCGTCTTTCTTGCGTGTAACCAACTCTGGCACTGGCATACTTGGTAACTTTGCAGCTTTCCCCGCAGCCGCTACAACAGGTGTATTCCGTGCGGCCGTTGGTATCCCAGCAGCTACACACACTATCCCTGTAACTAGCGGTGGTGTAACGTATTACATTATGGTTTCTACCATTGCGTAATGCAAATCACTAAAGAATTTTTAGTGGCAGAAATCCAGTCGCTAGAGTCTGAAACAAATAAGGCGCAAGTCTTTTTAATTCAGGCTCAAGCGACTATTACTGCGTATAAAATGCTAGTGGATAAGCTAGACCAACCCGAACCTACCGAGGAACCCTAATGGCGGTTATTTATTTAAAGCACCCTGTACATGGCCATAAAGTCGCTTGTAGCGATATGGAAGCCGACCATGATGAAAGTCACGGCTGGGAACGGTATACTGTTGCTACGCCGGTAGAAGTAATTGAGGTTGAAGAAGTAGAACCCGAAGTCGAGGCGGCTCCTGCTAACGCGCTGGAAGTAAAGACAAGACGCCGTAAAACAACCGCATAAGGAGTTACGCCATGACCACGGCAAACGACCAAATTAACGGCGCATTGCGCGTACTAGGGGTTTTAGCCGAAGGCGAAACACCATCCGCAGCCACATCGCAAGACGCTTTAATGGCGTTAAATCAGATGATCGACTCATGGAATACCGAGCGTTTAGCTGTGTTTTGTACCCAAGATCAAGTGGCATTATGGCCTGCTGGCGCTAAAGATTTAACCTTTGGCCCAACTGGAACATTGCCTTTAGTTAATTTAAGCACACCTAAGCGCCCTGTATTGGTTGACGATGCGACCTATTTTAGAGATCCAGCAACCAATATTTCATACGGTCTTAAACTAATTAACCAACAACAATACAACGGTATTGCTGTTAAAACGGTGACTTCGACCTACCCTCAAGTCCTGTGGGTCAACATGACTTTCCCTGACATTGAAATGTACGTCTATCCCGTACCTATCAAGCCGTTAGAGTTTCATATTGTTTCGGTAGAAAAGCTTATGGAAGTGCCAAGTCTATCGACTGACATTACTATGCCGCCAGGATACCTACGGGCGTTCAAATACAACCTTGCTTGCGAGATCGCAACCGAGTTTGGTATCGAGCCACCCCCGAACGTTGCAAGGCTTGCTATGACCTCTAAACGCAACCTGAAGCGTATTAACAATCCTGACGACATCATGGCGTTGCCATACAGCTTGGTAGGCACACGTCAGCGGTTTAACATCTATGCGGGTAATTACTAATGAAAACCCCAATCTTGGGGCAAGCGTATGTAGCCCGTAGCGTCAATGCGGCAGATAACCGCATGGTTAATTTGTTTCCTGAAGCCATCCCCAATGAAGGTAAAGAAGCGGGGTTTCTTAACCGCGCCCCAGGCTTGCGTTTGTTAACCACCGTAGGCACTGGCCCTGTACGTGGCTTATGGACGTTTAACGGCGTTGGTTATGTAGTGTCAGGCAATCAACTGTTTCGCATTACTTCCGCTTACGTAGCCACGCTAATCGGTACTGTAGCAGGTACAGGCCCCGTGTCTATTGCGGACAACGGTACGCAACTGTTTATTGCCGCCAATGGCCCTAGCTACATCTACAACTCGGTAACTTTAGCGTACGGCCCGATTACCGACCCTGACTTTCCTGGCGCTGTTACTGTGTCTTACTTAGACGGCTATTTTGTGTTTAACGAGCCAAACAGTCAAAAGGTATGGGTTACTCAGCTACTTGACGGCACATCCATTGATCCGCTTGACTTTGCTAGTGCTGAAGGTTCGCCCGACGGCCTTATAGCTTTAATAGTAAACAACCGTGAGGCATGGCTGTTCGGTACTAATTCCATTGAAGTTTGGTATAACGCAGGTACACCTGATTTTCCACTTGCCCGTATTCAAGGCGCAAGCAATGAAATTGGTTGCGTTGCACCATTCTCCGTTGCCAAGTTAGACAACTCGGTGTTTTGGCTAGGACAAGACGCTAGGGGCCGTGGTATCGTTTACCGCAACAATGGTTACACAGGCGTCCGCGCGTCTAATCATGCAATCGAATGGCAAATCCAGCAGTACGGCAATATCGGCGATGCCATAGCCTACACCTATCAGCAAGACGGCCATAGCTTTTACGTGTTGACATTCCCCACCGTACAAAAAACATGGGTTTACGATGTTGTAACCCAATCGTGGCATGAACGTGCAGGTTGGTCAAACGGTAACTTTGTGCGTTACCGTCCTAATTGCCAAATGACATTTAACAACGAAATAATTCTTGGCGATTACGAAAACGGCAATTTGTATGCTTACGATTTAGAAGTCTATTCAGAAAATGGACAAGTTCAAAAATGGTTGCGTTCTTGGCGTCCAATTCCTAGCGGCCAAAACAACCTGCGCCGTACTGCTCAACATAGCCTACAACTAGACTGCGAAACAGGTGTAGGACTTAACGGTGTTGATCCGCAAGACATCATTATTAATTATTTACTTGCTGAAAACGGCGATATTTTAGAAGCCGAAAACGGCGATAACCTTATATTAAATTACGCAACTACGCAAGGCGCTAACCCCGAAGTCATGTTGCGTTGGTCAGACGATGGCGGTCATACCTGGTCAAACGAACATTGGGCATCAATGGGGCGCATTGGTCAATACGGTCGCCGTGTCTTTTGGCGTAGGCTTGGCATGACTATGAAGCTGCGTGATCGGGTTTATGAGGTGTCAGGCACCGATCCAGTTAAAGTTGTCATTGTCGGCGCTGAACTGCTATTGAGTCCAACTAGAGCTTAAGCATGGCTTCGTACACTATTACCCAAATACCAGCGCCCCGCACACCAGTGATTGACGAAACCACTGGACTGTTGTCCCGTGAGTGGTTTAGGTGGTTTAACAACGTCAACAACATAATTGGCGAAGGGTTAGGCGTTATTGCGGTTATTAACGGCGGTACAGGTCAATCTACCTACACCAACGGGCAACTGCTTATTGGTAATAACGCAGGGAATACCCTGAGTAAAAACACCCTAACGCAAGGCGCAGGGATCGGTATTACCAACGGCCCTGGCTCAATAGCCATAGCTAACACGGGCGTATTGTCCATTATTGCTGGCGCAGGCATATTAGTCGATCAAGCTACAGGCGACGTAACTGTAGATAACGACGGTGTATTAAGTTTTAGCGGCGGTGCTACTGGGCTAACCCCCACTACCGCAACCACAGGTGATGTAGTGCTTGCAGGCACGCTCGACGTTAACAACGGCGGTACGGGTCAAACAAGCTACACCAATGGTCAACTGCTGATTGGCAACACTACAGGCAACACCTTGGCTAAAGCAACCTTGACGGCTGGCGCTAACATAACCATTGTTAATGGCCCAGGCACTATCACCATTAGCGCTGCGGCTGCGCCTAGCGGGGTAACAGCTACCATTACAACCGCCAAACTGACGGTTGCAGGCGCAAACGGCAGTATGACCTTTACTAACGGCATTTTAACGGCGCAAACGCCAGCGACATAATGGATATTACGGTAGCTCAAGACGTTGCTATGTTTGCTAACATGGGTGTAGCCACGTTAGAAGTTACGCCTGATAAAATTGACCGTTTGCAAGATGAATTGCTGCAAATGGAACAAGCGGACATTGTAACCGAGCATATTTTTACGCCAAATCTGTATGAGCGCAAAATTATTGTGCCGCCTTGGACGGTATTAACGGGCGCGCCGCATAAAACAGCTTACAAAGTTAGGCTTGAAAAAGGTACAATCGCTGTAAACATAGGTACAGACGTCAAGATATTGACGGCGCCGTTAGAATTTGACGCCCCAGCAGGCGCACAACGAGTAGGACGCGTGTTTGAAGATGAAGTGGTTTGGGTAGATATTTATGATAATCCAGACGATTGTACGGATATTCCGACGCTTGAAGATCGTTTATATGTTGTGCCTGCGTGTGGATTAGGTGAAAATAGGAAAAAGTTGCTAGCTAAAGAAAAGGCAGAATTGCCTAAATTGCAAGGAGAATTACTATGTCAGGTTGGGTAGCTGGAGCCGTAGCCGTAGGCACAATAGGCGGCGCAATTATATCAAGCCAAGGCGCCAAAAGCGCCGCGCAAACTCAAGCAGACGCAGCGGGGCGCGCTACTGATGCGCAACGTGATATTTTTGAGCGCCAAGTTGAACTGCAAGAACCGTTTAGAGAAGCGGGTCTTAAAGGTCAAAATCGGTTAATGGAGCTACTTGGGCTTAGTGAAGATAAAACTGCACCAGGCTACGGCAAATACGCTTCGGCTGAGTTTGGCATGGATAAATTTCAAGCCGACCCTGGCTACGCTTTCCGTATGTCTGAAGGCATGAAGGCCTTAGAGCGCTCGGCTGCGGCTAGAGGCGGTCTATTGTCAGGCGCAACCCTAAAGGGTACGCAACGCTTTGGGCAAGACCTAGCGTCACAAGAGTACCAAAACGCGTTTAACCGTTACCAAGCCGAACGTACAGGTACGCTAAACCCATTCCAAGCCCTTGCTGGCACCGCGCAAACAAGCGCTAATACGCTAGGCCAACAGGCAGGCGCCTATGGTAACGCAATGGCGTCTAACATCATTGGCGCAGGCAACGCGCAGGCAGCGGGTCAGATTGGTCAAGCCAACGCATACAGCAGTGCTTTAGGACAAGGTATTAACTTCTACCAAAACCAACAGCTTTTAAATAGGATGCCTACTTATAACGCGGCTAGCGCAAGCGCGCCTAGCGTTATTGGTGGTGGTTTTTAATTTAAGGATTAGTCATGGCACAAATTGACCCAAGTATTCCCCTTCAGGCTAAGATGCCTCAAATTGAAAACCCAGTTAATGTACTTGGTCGGGCGCAAGAAGTAAGTATTAATGCCTTAAAAATGGGCGAGATGCAACGTGGAATTGAATCGCAAAACAAATTGCGTCAGCTATATTCGCAAGGCGTTGATGTTAGTACGCCTGAAGGTTTTAAACAGTTGGCTGCGATTGACCCCGCTACAGCTATGAAGCTGAGAACGGACGCGTTGCAAAGCCGTAAGCTAGAAGGTGACATTAAAGAAACAGGGTTAAAAATCACCGCAAAAGAAATGGATATTGCGCGTGAAGGGTATAAAAACCTAGAGTTTAATCCTTCAGATAATAATTTTAAGTCTTTTTTAGAAGATGCGGTAATAAGTGGAAAAATGACGCCAGCACAAGCGCAACAGCAATTTGCAGAAATAGCGCCATTAAACGTAGACCAACGTAGACAATTTATTAAAAATCGAGCTTTAAAAGCAGAACAGCTTTTCAATGACATAACGCAACGCCGTGGTCAGGACATCAGCGCAACTACAACGCGGCGCGGTCAAGATATTAGCGCTCAAACAACCATGCGTGGTCAAGATATGCAGCGTATTCCTGTTGGTTTCCGCATGACCAAAGAAAATACGCTTGAAGCAATCCCTGGTGGCCCAACAACAACTAATTTGTCGCCTAAAGAAATGCAACAACGCGAAGCCAAGTTCCCACAGGCAACGCAAGCGGTTAAGACTTTTGAGGCTAAAACAACCGAGCTTGAAAAAGATTTAATTGCGCTTAGAGATCACCCTGGTTTAGCTAGTATTACAGGTATTGCTGCTGGCCGCGCGCCTGGTATTACTAAAGACGGCCGCGCTGCACAAGTAATATACGATCGAATTTTAGCGCGTGGTGGATTTAAAGAACTTCAAGATATGCGCGCTGCATCCCCAACTGGCGGTGCTTTGGGTAACGTATCTAACCAAGAAGGCCAGTTCTTACGACAAGCGTTTTCAGGTATAGATCGCGTACAAGATAAATCAGACGTACAGAAAGCCATTGACCAAACAATTACTGATCTTCAAGGGTCTAAATCACGCGTTCGTGAAGCTTACGATATGACTTACGATTACAAAGGTTTGGGGGGTAGCAATACTCCACCCCCACCACCGCCCGGCCCTAGTGGTAATACTGTAACAATTCCAGGCGGTAAAGTATTAACTTTCCCAACACCAGAAGCGGCAGCAGCGTACAAAAAAGCAGCGGGGTTATAACATGGCTGTAGACTACGAAGCCCTTGCAAAGCAATTTGGTGGTTCGGCAGCGCCTGCGCCTGATACTAAGATTGATTACGAAGCGTTAGCCAAACAATTTGGCGGCGGCGTAGCAGAACAAGTTAGCCCCCGCCGTAAGATGGTTGAAGCAGAGCTGCGTACCGTTGCTGCCCCTTTTGCTGGTCTTAGCAAAGGTGCTGGCAACATCATGTTTGGTGGTCAGCGATTGGTTGGTAAAGGTTTAGAAGCCCTTGGCGCTACCGAAACAGGTCAAGCTCTTATTCAAGACGCTGCACGTCGTCAAGCCGAACAAGAAGCGTTTATTGCGCCTTATAGAGAAGTTGCCCCCGCCATGACAGGCGCAGGCGAGTTTACAGGTGAAGTTATTGGTACGTTGCCTGTTGGCGGTGTAATTGCCAAAGGCGTTAGCAAGATACCAGGCGCAGGTACCGTAGCAGAAGCCATTAGAACAGGCGGTTTTAGAACAGGCGCGCCCGTAGCTACTACGGCAGGTGGCCGCGCTGCTGACATAGCTACACGCGCGGCAGGCGGCGCTGTTGTTGGCGGTACATCCGCAGCCTTAATTAACCCCGAAGAAGCAGGTACAGGCGCAGCAATTGGCGCTGCCGCACCGTTTGCATTGCCTATCGTTGGCAAGTATGTATCTATTGGCGGTGGCAAGATTGTAGACGCGTTTACAGGTAAGTTAGCCCCAGTCAAAGCAGGTAAAGTTGCCCGTGAGATGGCAGGCGACACAATTAACCAGATCCGTGCGGCTAACAACTTAGCGCCTGTAGACATAAACGCAGCGCAAGCGGCTGCGGGTATTGATAACGACGTGTATCAAGCGTTCTTAGACTTTTACGCTGGTAAAGATAAGACTTCGTTCCAGCGCATTTTAAAAGACACGCAAAAAGCAAGTCAATTAAATCGTTTAGCGCAATTAGCCGGTGGCCCTAATTTGACCGAAAACATTGAGTCGGTCAAACAAGCCAAAAATGTGCTTAATCAATTAATGACACCGATTCGTGAAACTGAGCTAACAGCCGCAAATATCGCCGGTACAACGGGTCGTAAGCTACAACAAGAAGCCGATGTATTAGCACAAGCTGCTGGTCAAAAGGTTGGGGATGTACGGCGTTTTACCGCCGCGCAAGGTCGTGCTATTAACCCTGCTACCAACAACTTAACTACAGACCAACAATTAATGAAATTAGCGGCTAGAGCTGATGACGTAGCAGCGCAGGCGGCTGAAGGTTCGTTAGCGTTTGGTGAAGCTGCGCGGTTTAAGCAAGCCGCTGTAGACAGTTTGGCAGACTATGGCTTAAAACCATTGAAATCAGACGCTATTCTTGGTCGTTTAGGTGGTATTTTAAATAACCCTGAATTTGCGGGTAACGACGTTATTGAAGGCGCTGTCAAAGCATTTGGCGACGATGTTGTTAAATGGACAAAAAACGGTGGTGTAATTGATGCGTTTGCTTTGGACAGCTTACGCAAGAACTCCGTTAACGCTGCCATTGAAAAGCTACGTCCAGGACTAGACCAGACATCTAAAAAGAACTTGGCTGCTGGCGTTATTGCCCAACTAAAAACACCTATCATTAACGCCATTGAAGAAGCAGGCGGTACAGGTTACGGCAAGTATTTAGGTGATTACGCCGCAAACGCCCAGTTAATTGACCGCCGTCGTTTGGCGGGTAAAGCCTTAGAAATGCTAGATAAGTCGCCTGACGAGTTTAGACGATTAGTTGCAGGCAACAACCCCGACGCCGTAGAATCCGTATTTGGCCCTGGCAGCTTTAATATTCTTAAAGAGATGGGCGCAGACGTTAAACCTATGCAACAGATTGCGGACGAGCTAACGCGTGACATAACTCTTAAAGGGCAAGCCAAATCAGGCCGTCTTGCGCTAGGTTTAGAAGATCAGTATGGCAGCCCGTCCGAGTTAATCCCAGGCTTCGTAGGCTACAAAACCGCTATCGCCAAAAAAGTAGCGCAAATATTAACAGGTAAAGTAAACGAAAAAGCGCAGACCTTGCTTACAGAAGGCGCTCGTTCGGGTAAAGCCATGAATGAAATCTTAAATACTTTCCCCGCTGAGGAGCGTATTAAGGCAGTAAAACTACTTACGGAATTGGCTAAAACCGACAAAGACTTGCAACGGGCTATTGCATCGGGCGCAATTATACTTACAACGCCCCCAGCTAACGCTTTGTCACCTACCCAACAAAACCAAAATGCACTGGCTCGATAATGGAACAGACTCTTATAAACTGGGTCTTTGCAGGCGCTGGTGCTGCTCTTGGCTGGATACTTAAAGTAGTGTGGGATGCTATTCAAGATCTCAAGAAGGACATTCGGCAGATCGAGCGTGATTTGCCCGAAGTCTATGTGCGCCGTGATGATTTTAAAGATGCGGTCAAAGAAATTAAAGATGATATGAAAGCTGGGTTTGCTAGTGTTGACTCTACCCTACGTTTAATTTTTAAAAAACTTGACGAAAAATAACTGCCACACTTTTAAAATGACCTACGTTAACTTAATTTATGGCAGACGAACTTGGACTATCGGCAGGAGCCAAAGGACTTAGTACAGGTCTAGACTCTGCGCGTGAAGCGGGTAAGACCGTAAGCAAGCAGATTGAAAACATACAAAAAGACGCGGTTGATGTAGCGCAGCAGAAAGCCCAAGAACGCATACGGGCAAGACGAGAGGCAGAGTTTAAGAAGGAACGGGCGCTGATTAAAGCGCTTGACGAGTGGAAAAGAAAGAAGCAAATCTCCGATGAGGAGGCTGATTTAAAGATTAAGTTTGTAAAGCAATATGGTGCAAAAGAGTGGGATGCGTTACTTAGAATCAAACTAGACATTGAGAACATGGAACGCAAGAATAACGAGGAATTTCAGCATGACCTAAAGGCAGTAAGGAAGGTGCAGTTTTATTGTTTTATGGCAGCGCTAGTTGTGACATTATGGCTTAAATTTATTTTGAAGGCATTTTAAATGAGTGAATACATAGAAACCGCAAAAGAAGTCGCTGGTAAAGCGATTGGCAGACATGGACTAATTTACATCACCATCATTGTGGCGATGGGTGTAGGGGCTTCAGTAGTCCTAGAAGAAGGCAAAATGGCTGCCGTAATGGGATTGCTAGGCGCATCCTTAACTGCGCTTATATCCATGCTTAACGGCGTTGCAGGGGCTACCCCAAAGCAAGACAAGCCTGAGTTTGAGATTATGAAGCAGCTCATTGAGCGTTTAGACAAGATGGCAGACCGTGATCCTATGAGCGTGCAGGTTGAAGGCGACAAGGTTACTGTTCGCAAAGGCGATAACGAAACCTCGGTAGGGAGAAAATAATGTTAGGACTAGACACCATCGTTGGCGTAGGAATGAAGCTAATTGACAAATTGATACCTGACCCACAAGCCAAAGCACAAGCCCAGCTAGATCTAGCCAAATTAGCCCAAGAAGGCAAATTGGCTGAAATACAGGCTGATACGGCAGAAGCGCAAGAAGTAACCAAACGGGCGCAAGCGGACATGGCAAGCGATAGTTGGCTATCCAAAAACATCCGTCCTATGACGCTAATCTTCATTCTTGGTGGTTATTTTATATTTGCCATGATGTCTGCTTTTGGCAACAATGCCAATGAAAAGTACGTTGAGCTGCTAGGGCAGTGGGGTATGCTAGTCATGTCGTTTTACTTTGGTGGCCGCACCCTTGAGAAAATCATGGATATGAAAGCGAAAGAAAAAGATGCAAAGTAACTTTGACAAGTGCTTGGCGCTTATGTTGGCGCATGAGGGCGGCTTTGTAAACCACCCCCAAGACCCAGGCGGTATGACAAACCTTGGCGTGACCAAGCGAGTGTGGGAAGAATGGGTAGGGCATGACGTTGACGAAAAGCAAATGCGCGCCCTAACCCCTGAAACCGTTGCACCACTTTATAAGAGGAAATACTGGGATGCTTGCCGATCTGATGAGCTTGTGGCTGGTGTTGATTATTGCGTTTTTGATGTCGCTGTTAATTCAGGCCCCGGACGCGCCATTAAGTTTTTGCAGTCGTGCGTTGGGGTTACTGCTGATGGCGGTTTTGGGCCTGCTACTCTTGCTGCCGTAGAAAAAGCGGAAGAAGATCCTGAGCGTTTGATCGAGCTTTACTCTGCCAAACGCCTTGAGTTCCTGCAATCCCTAAAGACCTTTGAAACCTTTGGTAAAGGCTGGAGCCGCCGGGTTGCAGAAGTCAAAGACAAAGCTCTAACTATGGTCGCCAAGCCCTAAATACTGCTCAAGCCGTTTGATGCGCTGCGTTTCAAAGTTGCACAATACCGTGTAGTACTCAGCGTGGGTCTTGTTTGCAAGGTAGCTACGCTTGGCTTCCTCTAACTCCTTGGCGGCAAGTTCTTGCGCCTGGGGCGGGTGAGTAACGTACTGCCATAGGGTTCTAATCTTGCTCAGGCTCATGCTTATGTTCATAGTCCTACCTTCCAAATACCGAATCAAACATCGGCGTTAATGACTGTTGCGGTGCAATAATTGTTGGCGGCACTATTACGGTGTTGCCCATCGTCTGCCCCTGGTATTGCCCGTTAGCGTTGTACAACGACGTAATATTGCCTGATTGTAAGGCTTGGCCTTGGTATTGACCATTAGCGCCATAGAAGTATTGCGTGTTGCCCGAACGCATGGCTTGACCTTGGTACTGCCCGTTGGGGCCGTAGAAATACTGCGTCTGCGCGTAGGCGTCGGTTACGGCGGTGAAATAGCCAAGGGTAAAGCTAATTAACGCTACTATCAGTTCTTTCATGTTCATCTTCCTTTGTGTTTAAGTGACGGTATGCTGCAATTGCCGCTTTTAAATCGGCTCTCAACTCTAAAATCTCTGCGTGGCTCTGTTGTGCAAAAGCAACAAGGTTAGCGTGGCTCCAAGTACTAAAGTCGGTCATGGCTTAACGGCCTCCTTGAGTAGCTCAATGCGCTCCCTAGCGCACCGTAGCATGGTGTAACGCTGGTGCAGACGTTGCAAGACCGACACGCGGCGGCTGCCTGTACGCTCCTCGTTTAGCATGGTTAGTATTTGTTCTTCGCTTAATTGGCTAAGAATGTCATTCAGCTTGCGCCAGCTTAGATCGCTCATATTGCTCTACCTTGGTTTGTAAGTTAATTACTTCTTTAGTCACCCGTGCTAACGCTCGCATGGCTTGGTTGTACTCTTTGACGCGGATCGTTTCCTCTGCCTGCGCCGCCTTGAGCTTGGCTTTAAAGTGAATAAGCCTGTCCATTAGCACCGTCCGTCCATGTCAAACTTATCTTCGTCGTTTAGCCGGTCAATCTCGGCCACCAAACGGCGAATTATCACTTCAATGTTGGTGTCAGGTGCGTATTCAGAGATGTCCTCTGCTAGTTGTAGCGCTTCTTCACGTAATGTCATTTCAATTCCTCCAATGCTATGTCGCTAATCGCCCGTTTGTCCTTCAGGGCATCCCAAATCTTCAAATCAATCGTTTTATTGGTCAATAAAAGGTAAACCCATACGTCGTGCTTCTGACCGCTGCGGTGCAGGCGCCCCACCGTTTGCTCGTACAGTTCAAGGCTCCACGGCAGCGATACAAAGACCATTTTATTACCGCCATGCTGTAGGTTTAACCCATGCCCGGCTGACTTGGGGTGGATCAAGAGTAACTCAATCTTGCCCTCGTTCCAACGCTCAATGGCCTTGGGGTCGTTAATCGTCTGGGCGTAAGGATAGCGGCGCTTGAGTTCAGCCAGTTCCTCAACGTAGTTGTAGACAATGATAGTGTTGTCATGCTGGTTTTCCTCAATTAGCTCGTCTAGCAAGTCAAACTTGTGGGTGCTAAACCAAATGGGAGTCTTGCTTACGTTCATGCGTCCAGGCGTGTTAGATGCGGTCGTAACCGTTTCGTAGACCCAGCCCCCTGCCATCTGCTGTAACTTGCCTGTGACCACGCCTGCGTTGACAGCGGTGATCTCCACGTCCTTGAACTCGATAACAAAGTCCTTCTTCATCTTTTCGTATGGGGCGCGGTCTTGTAAGTCGCATTTCATCTCAACCGTGTGGCAGGGCGGCAGCTTGTCAGCGTATTCGCCAGCGTCAAGCAAAAAGGTTGCAGGCTTGATCCGAGCCATGACCTGCGCCAGCGATCCTACGCGTGGCTCCCACTCGCCAAAGTCCTTGTTGACCAGGACAAAGTACTGCTGCATAAACGCGCCCTTAGCCCGTCCTAGCAGGTCTTGATTGACGATCTTGCACTGCCCAAACACGTCCTCAAGGCCGTTGCTCGTAAACGAACCCGTCAAGCCCCAACGGATGTTGATCTTATCGACGATCTTAGCCAAGGCTTTGTAGCGTTTGCCGGATGGGTTTTTGAGCTTGGTCAGCTCGTCAAACACGATGCCGTCAAAGTCTAGCTCTTGGTCAGCAAGCCATTGAATGTTGTCGTAGTTAGTAACAACTACGGGAAAACCCGAATGTAGGGCTTGGCTGCGCTGGGCAGGTGTACCCACCGCCACCGCTATCGGCGTATCAGTAGCCCACTTAGGCTGCTCGACAGGCCATACGTCGGTACAGACGCGCTTAGGAGCCAGCACAAGCCACCGTTTGACAAAGTTATAGCGCAGCATATCTTGCATGGCAGTCAGCGTCAGCGCTGTCTTTCCCGCGCCCACAGGGGCAAGAATCATGGCTCTGTTGTTTTCATACAAAAAGTCAGCGGCTTTCTCTTGGTAGTCGCGCAGCTTCATTGGTTGTCCTTCATCCATGTGTCAATGTGTTCGATTGACCACAGACAGGCGTAATTCTGATTGAGTTGTTTGAGGTTGCGCGCATGGACTTGTTGCAAGGCCGACAGCGTACCGCCCTCAGTCTTGAGTTCCACGAACCACGTCACGCCGCCTGGCAAGCAGGCGATGCGGTCGGTTACGCCGCGTTGGGTAGGGGACTTGAACTTGTACGCTACGCCGCCAAGGTTTTGGACAGCCCATACAAAGTACTTTTCAATTTCTTTTTCGGATATTTTTGAGTTCATGTAAAAAAGTTTAGCACAAGTTTAAAAGCTGTGGTAAAGTTTAATCTCAGTCAACTAAAGTAAAGGAAACAAAATGAACGAAGTAGTCCAGCACTCCCGTGTTGTCGGTGGTTCTACCGCCAAGCGGGTCATCAGTTGCCCAGGCTCTGTAGCCTTGTGCGCCAAGATGCCCCCTAAACCTTCAAGCAAATACGCTGACGAAGGCACCCTCTTACACAACGTCATGGATTTGATCCTGACTACCAACCAAACGCCTGAGTCATTTGCTGGCATGGAATACGAAGGTATTAAATTAACCCAAGAGCTAATCGACGAGAAGGTGTACCCCGCCTTGCGCGCGTTAGACGACATTGATCCAAATAGGGAGATGGAATATGCAACAGAAACAAGGGTGGGTTTCGGAGATTACCTTCCAGGTGTGTTTGGTTCTACTGATCTTCTTGGTCGTATTGGCAGGCGCGCTTTTATTTTGGATTGGAAATTTGGTAGCGGCGTTGCTGTGGATGCTACCGATAATCCTCAGCTAATGTTCTACGCAGCCGCCGCTATGCGTACCCCCGAGGTGCAGTGGGTGTTTGAGGAGTGCGACGAGGTCGAGTGCATCATCGTTCAGCCCCCAAGTGTAAAGCGTTGGGTTACAACCACCAAGCGCATCAAGTCGTTTGAGCAAGAGTTAGCGATGGCGGTCAAGATTAGCCAATCACCTGACGCGCCCCTAAACACGGGCGACCATTGCCGTTGGTGCGCCGCCAAGCCTACCTGCCCCAAGATGACAGGTATGGTTGAGCGCAGCCTGCACGCCCAGCTTGACATCCTTGACGTAGCGCAGATTGCTGACTATCTCAAGAAGGCCGATATGCTTGAGCAATGGATTACAGACGTACGCGCCCTAGCGCATCAAGTGTTAGATGCTGGCAAACCCGTGCCAGGCTTTAAGCTAGTCGCCAAGCGCGCTACACGCCAATGGGCTGACGACGATCAAGCCTTGGTTGCGATGCTGAATGAGGGTATTCCTGAGAGTGAGCTGCTCACAAGTAAGGTAATATCACCAGCCCAGGCTGAAAAAGTATTGAAAAAGCATGGCAAGCAATTGCCTGCCAATCAAGTAGTAGCAGTAAGCAGTGGCAGTACGCTAGTTGAGGACTCTGATCCAAGACCTGCGGTATTACAAATCGGGCAGCAACTCACCGCCGCCCTTTCTAAACTTCAATAAGGACTCAAATAATGTCAAATATCACAACTTTCTCAGGTGCAAACCTTCCTTCTGTTAAGTCATTGGCTACAGCCTTGCGTACCATCGAAGCCGATGTTGGCGGCGCTGGTACCGTCATTATCAAGATGGACAAGACAGGCCATTGGGTATTCGGTGCAGATCAGACCGAGATCGAGGATGACTCGACTTGGGCTGTTAACCCTTTCTCGTTTGTTCACGGCTATATTGCGTGGGGCGACGGTGAAGTGTTAGCCGAGAAAATGGTCAACGTCAGCCAGCCATTGCCTGAACTCGATGCAGCGCCTCCTGGTGCTAAAAAGGGTTGGGAAACGCAGGTTGGTATGTCGATCAAGTGCCTATCTGGTGCTGACACAGGCATGGAAGCGCGCTATACCACTACATCTGTGGGTGGTAAAAAAGCGGTTCAAGCATTGGCAGTAGCGATTGCTACGCAGGTAGACAAAGACCAAGACACGCCGGTACCCGTTGTTGAGCTGGGTAAAGAGCACTACACCCACAAGTCGTACGGCCGTATCTATACCCCTGTGTTTAAGGTAATTGAGTGGGTCAGTATGGATGTGAACGCATCGGAACCAAACACCGAAGTAGAGTCGGCGTTTGAGGAAGAAGCGCCAGCCGCCGCGCCAGCGCCAGCGCCAGCACGTCGTCGTCGCGGTTAACAAATTGGGGTGAACGTGCGTCGTATTCAGCCAGTATGGTATCTAGTCACCGAACGCTAAGAAACGCACCAGTAGCCCCACCCATAAAGTACAGTCAAGGACAATCAAATGAGCTTTTTAGTAGCCAACATCCCGCCCGTCAAGTGCTTTGTACGGAAGGAATTTTTATACAATCAAGAACAAGGCCACGGCGAGTTAGAGCCGTGTGTATGGATGACAGCCAAGGCCATCAAGGGTCAAGCGTTTCGTATTGAGTCAATGCTGACCAATTACGGCGCTCTGTACGACAAGCTGCCGATCAGCGCCTATGTATGGAAACCTGTAGAAAACCCGCTGCCACTTGACTATTTACAGATATGGGACTGCCTGTCGTATGACATGGCGGTGATTGAGAAGTCCAACTTACGTGGCCTGAAGGTCAAGTATTTTGGCAAAGATAAACAGTTTCACTTTGGCAACTACTTGTTTACAGTGGACTTTGCTAGCCCTGATACCAATCGCCTAGACACTAGCTTTAGCGAGGGTGTCCAGGAACACAAGTCGTACAATTTTATTAAATTAGATAATGGGCAGTTTGCCTGCCAACCCAACAATCGTTGCCTCTGGTATGACGTGTCGCTGGTACCTGCCGAACTCAAGAAGCCTGACTTCCGTATCCCAACAGAGGTATATAGCGTTGAGAACCATGCCAAGTGGAGCGCAAAGGACGAATGGTTCTACAGTTTTGTGGAGATCAAAGAATGAATAATGAACCAGTAGCGTACATCAATGTGGAAGAACGTAAACTGGAGTGGGCAAAGCCTGTAGTGTGGAACACGCCTACCGTAGCGCAGATGGATAAAGTGCCGCTTTACACGCGCCCAGCAAGAGAGCTAACCGATGAGGAAATAGACAGCTTAATTATGGATGTTGCTGAAAAGCCTACGGATGAAGATTTGTATGATTTTGCTAGAGCAATCCTATTTAAGGCGCAAGAGAAATGATTCTTTGGTTGGATTACGAAACCCGTAGCCGTTGTGACCTGCCTAGCCGTGGCGGGTACAACTACGCGCAAGACCCTAGCACCGAAATCATCTGCATGGCGTATGCCATCGGCGATGAGGAGGTGTCCTTGTGGACGCCCGATCAGCCGTTCCCGCAAGCGATTGTGAAGCATATTAACGCAGGCGGTCAGATCAGGGCGCACAACGCAGGCTTTGACCGCTTGATTACTGAGTTCGTCCTTTGCCCTGACTTCGGCGTCCCTGTACCTTGGCTAGAGCAGTGGTATTGCACGGCAGCGCAAGCCCGTGCCAACTGCGCTCCAGGCTCACTTGAGGACGTTGGACGCTTTGCCAGTAGTAGCATGAAGAAAGACCATCGGGGCAAGCAACTGATCCGTTTGTTGTGCATCCCCAAGGCAGATGGTACATTTAGTACAGACCCCACCTTGATGGCAGAAATGGCTAACTACGCCCTGCAAGACGTGCGGACGATGCGCGCCATCTCACAGGCCATGCGCCAGTTATCCCGTGATGAATTGATTGATTACCACGTCAACGAGCGTATCAATGACCGCGGCGTGATGTTAGACAAACCCTTGGCGCAGGCGGCGATCCGCTACGCAGGGGAAGAATTAGACGAAATACAGACGCTTGTTACCGAGATTACCGAAGGTGAAATCACCTCCGTTCGAAGCCCTCGCATGAGAGAATGGGTCTTGGCTCGGGTCGGTGACGAAGCCAAAAAGTTAATGGAAATGTATAAAGATGGCGATAAAAAATATTCGATCGACAAAACAGTTCGAGCTAACCTACTTATTCTTGCTGAAGAAAACCCCGATGAAATACCAGCGGAAGTTGCTGATGTTATCCAATGTGCGGACGACCTATGGGCGTCTAGTGTTGCAAAATTCAAGAGATTAACGGAGTTAGCCGATGAAGAAGATCACCGAGTACGTGGGGCGTTTGTGTTCGCTGGTGGGTCTGCCACAGGCAGAGCAAGCAGCTACGGCGCCCAAGTCCACAACTTCACCCGCAAATGCGCTAAGGATCCTGATGCCACTCGACAAGCTATGGTTAGAGGCCACGCAATTGTCCCTGCCTTTGGACGCCGAGTTACCGACGTCCTCAAAGGTATGCTCAGGCCAGCTTTGGTACCCGCTGTGGGAAAGTCCCTCGTCGTTGCCGACTGGTCAGGAATCGAAGCTCGAGTTAACCCCTGGCTATCCAATTCCGACGCCGGTGTTCAGAAGCTATCGCTTTTTGAGCGAGGGGAGGACGTCTATAAAGTTAACGCCAGCGCAACCTTCCACGTCCCTGTCGCTGACGTTGACGGTGAACAGCGGCAAATTGGAAAAGTCCAAGAGTTAGCCTGTGGTTTTGCAGGCGGTGTGGGCGCGTTTGCTGCGATGGGTAGAGCCTATGGCATCTTGTTACCTGAACCCCAAGCCAAGCGCATGGTGGCAGGGTGGCGCCTAGCAAATCCGTGGGCTGTCCCGTACTGGCAGAACTTAGAATCAGCGTACACAAGGGCTATGCGTAACAAAAACCATGAGTTCTCTGCGGGTAGGGTTACCTATATGTACGACGGTCAACATCTTTGGTATGCTTTACCTTCTGGGCGCGTTCTCTGTTATCCGTTTGCCAAGTTAGACGCCGATGGCGTCACCTACGCCAAGGCAGCATGGAAACCCGCAGTCGATGCGAAAGAATGGCCTAGAGCAAGACTATGGAAAGGACTAGCCTGTGAAAACATCACCCAAGCGGTTGCCAATGATCTACTTAGACATTCTTTGCGTGAATTGGATGGTGTGGTATTACACGTCCATGATGAAATTGTGGTCGAAACAGATAGACCCGAAGCAGTAGCCCTTGAGATGGAGCGCATAATGTGTACCCCACCTGAGTGGGCAAAAGGCATCCCTTTGGGCGTAGAAATAGCAACAATGCAGCGGTACGGTAAATAAAAAAACCCCCTAGTGTTGAGCTAGGGGGATATCCCTCACGAAAGGAATTTGATGAACTTTTTAGAATATATCACGAACTTAGCCCCTGAAGGCGAAACAGCCTTAATTGTGCGTCAAAAACCACAGTTAGACGGCAACGGGCTGATGCAGAGCCATGCCGATGGCACGATCAAGTGTACGTGGCCTGCCTTTTTGCCTACCGCCAAGATCAAGCCCGACTGGGCAATCTACGGCAACACAGGCTCGTTTATTCTTGACCGCTTTGCCGATGGCAAGGTGTCAGCTTCTGCCGCCAACTGTGAGTACGTCCTTGTAATGATGCTTGATGACATCGGCACTAAGTCTAAAGAACCACCGCTTGCGCCTACATGGATCATGGAAACGTCTGAGGGTTCTTACCAATGGGGCTACGCGTTTAGTGAGCAACCATCCAAGGGCGACTTTACCGCAGCGATCAAGGCGATTGCCAAGGCAGGCTTTACCGACCCCGGCGCTACCAACGCCGTTCGCAATTTCCGTCTGCCCGGATCAGTCAATCTCAAGCCTGGGCGCGGTAACTTTGCCTCCGTCCTAGTCGAGTTCCACCCCGAGCGTGAGTACACTCTTGCTGACATCTGCACCGCCCTTGACGTGGTGCCTGATCCAACCGACACCGCACAAAACAATCCTATCCGTCTTGCTGACACTGGCAAGGACTCGGTGATGACGTGGCTCAATGAGCAGGGCTTGGTGTTGTCTGCCCCCAACGGTGAGGGCTGGATGGGTGTGGTTTGCCCTAACAACGGTGAGCATACCGATGGCAACATTGAAGGACGCTATAAGCCGCTTGACCGTAGTTACTGCTGCCTGCATGGGCATTGCGTCGACTTTAGTTCGCAGATGTTCCTTGACTGGGTAGCCGACAACGGTGGCCCCGAAGTCGATCATGGCTTGCGTGACGAGTTGATTGCCGAAAAGATGAACCTTGCCTTGTCCAAGATCACCCCCAACGAGGTGTTTCGAGATACCGCAGCCGAACTGATCGCTGAGGTCGAGCGCAAGGAACTGGGTCGCATTGAGAAGGCGCAGTGGTACGAGCGTTTTGCCTACATCCAAGACGATGAGTCTTACTTTGATATGCAAGATAGGCGTGAGATAGGGCGCCAGACGTTCAATGCGTTGTTCCGTCATATTCCCTGCAAGTCGATCCATACCGCCCGTAAGGTCGAAGCGTCCATCTGCTTTGATGAGAACAGGCAAGCGATGGGCGCAAAGGCGCTGGTTGGCGTTACCTACGCTGCTGGCGAGGACGTGATTGTTACCCGTGATGGCGATCTCTTTGGCAATCGCTGGCGTAACGCTAGGCCAGACGTTCAGAATTTGCGTGATGGTGACATTTCTATGTGGATGAACCATTGCCAAGAGCTTGTACCTGAACAGGCAGAGCTAGAGCATATCCTTGATGTCATGGCTTTCAAGGTGCAACACCCTGAGATCAAGGTCAATCACGCTATCTTGCATGCTGGCGATGAGGGGTCGGGCAAGGACACGTTTTGGGCGCCGTTCATCTGGGCAGTCTGCGGCGATCACTTAAAGAACCGTGGAATCATGGACAACAACAGCGTGAACAGCCAATGGGGTTATCAGCTTGAGTCCGAGATTCTAATCATTAACGAACTTAAAGAGCCGGACGCTGCCACTCGCCGCCAACTGGCTAACCAACTCAAACCGATCATTGCAGCGCCGCCTGAGATGCTGCCAATCAATCGCAAGGGCTTGCACCCTTATTACATGGCTAACCGCCTGTTCGTCTTAGCGTTCAGTAACGATCCAGTACCTATCAGCCTTGCAAGTCAGGATCGGCGCTGGTTCTGCGTGTGGTCTACCGCACCCCGCATGGACTCACGCCAAGCCAAGAAGATATGGGATTGGTACAGAAGCGGCGGTTTTGGTATGATCGCTCGCTTTTTGCGTGCCAGGGACGTTTCGCAGTTCAATCCTAGCGCACCGCCAATGTGGACGGAGTTCAAAGCCAACTTGGTTGAGCATGGTATGAGCATGGCCGAGTCGTACTTGGTTGATATGCTGCGTGAGCGCAAGGGCGACTTTACTAAGGGCGTGATCGGCTCACCGTTCCATAGCTTATGTGATCGCTTGGCAGGGCAAGCGCCTGCTGGCGTGAAAGTGCCGCAAGCAGCGTTACTCCATGCCCTTAAGGAAGCAGGCTGGATTGACCGTGGGCGTATCAAATCAAGGGAGTTTGATACCAAGAAGCATGTGTTCTGCGCGCCTGATTTAGAGGACGTTAGCAAGTCAGACTTGCGCCGCATGGTAGAGGAGAACCCTGCACCGCGCATGGTGGTTGTAAAGTAAGCCGTTCGCTTTTTGCGTGCCGTTCGCTTTTTGCGTTGCCAAAAGTTTTTAATACGCAAATCTAAAAAAAATACCTGCCTGACAAACGGGTATTTTTTATTATAATAAATAATATTATCTAATATAATCAAGCACTTATAATAGATAATCGGATTATATATGCTGCTTACATATTGGCATCTGGCATCTGGTCTGGCATCTGGTCTGGCATCTGGTCTGGCATCTGGTCTGGCATCTGGTCTGGCA